TGGTGACATGCATATAGTAATTGGCATACAATCAATTATTTCTATATCATATTTATCTTTAAGATACCACAATACACCAAAAGTGTGTATTTTCTTAATTTTGTATGGTTTCAATAACTCAGTAAATTATTTAATTAAATCACCTACTCTGTGAATCATTTTTACAAACTCCACACTTTACATTATTTTATCTTCATCTGTCCACCACTTGCATTAAGATAGGTCAATGTGTGTGTCTTAAACATACTTATATTAGAAATTATTGTAATTGTAAGTTCTATTGTCAAATATACTAATATCGATTGATTGTATCTCTTATTACTAAACCTCTTTCAACAATTCATCACCATATTTCTCCCATTCTTCAACCTATTCGTCTTATTAAATTATTTATTGTTCTACTTATTATTTGATCTATTCTACTGTTTATTATTCTGTCTTTTGTATTGGCTCAATTACCAAATTAGCTAATTTCTAATCTACTTCCTCTAATTAATCAACTTGTTACTGTTTTTCTGATGATATCTGTTTTTCTTTACCATCATCCTCTTAATTATAATAAGTGACAGACACTTACCATACATTGTCAACCATTTTATCATTTACGTCATCATCGTTAAGTTTCAAAATATTGTTTTAATTGTCCTTCTAACTCAAATTCATATTAATAAAAGATTAAGATTGTTGACCTTTTTAATCGTTATCATTGTTATCATTATCATCATCTGAATCATCTGAATCAAAATCATAATCATCATGTTCAAATCTTTATTCGTCACATAAATAGGCAATTATTATCTGTAAGCTAGATTAAGCATGCAATATACTAGAATGTGTACCATTAACTATGATAGCATTATCATTTCTGCACATCCAATCTTAATCACCATTTATTATTAATCCCTTAATCTTATGATAAACACTTGTTTTTAAATGTGGCCAATTATTGCTTTATAACATTTCATAGAAACTGTTGTAGCTACTATTTTAATGTTACAACATATAACTTACTGTCCTAACATCCATTGCTTGATCATTGAAATAATGATTGGCTATTTACCTGTTAAACAATTAATCAAACCATCTGTATAAATCATTTGGTGTTATCTAAGATTACAACATCAATTGCTTCAATCTTGATTTACATACTTATTCTTTCTCATCATGCTTACATTATCCTAATGGTGATAACCATACGTGTTTT